CTGTTCGCCTTTCTTGACGAACAGGTCGAACTCGAACTGATAGGAGTTCTTTCCTGTACGGGAATCAACGACCTCGCCGCCCTCCTCCTCGGCGGTCGTTTCCTGTCCCGCTGTCGGAGTGAGTTTGGTGGTGTCCTTTTTAGGGGTCGGGATTTCGTCCCACTGAGCGGCTGCGCCAGGCTCTCCACCCTGAGAGGTGGTGTGTTCGATTTTGGGTTTGCCCCACGATAATACTGACATAATCTAAAATTTTAAGTGTTTGACTTTTCGATAATTGACTGAATAACGAGAACCTCGCCCTCGTCTGTTTCGATAATCGGTTCGTACCCTTTGCCTCCCTCGCTGTCGGACGCATCAACGAACGCAGTTTGCGGAATTGTTATAGGTGCGAAATCGTCGCCGTAATACCTGTATCGGAGTTTCACGACCACGAAATGCTGTCCGATTTCGGATTCTTCCTCTGTGTAGATTGTCTGCTGCAGCTCGAACTTATAACAGGAGACCTCGGCTGTCAGAGAATCGACCCAAGCCTGAGCGAGGAGTTCGAGCTGCTCTGTTCGCTCTCCGTCCTCGACGAGAACCCCGTTTTCGTAAGGGTCTATGTCAGGGACATAGATATTTACTGTAACGACGCCCTCCTGAATCTCCGTCGGGAATCCCGCAGTAAAGGTTACGACGGCGTCCTCCTTTCGGCTGTCTCTCGGACGGTATCCGTTACGATAAACCTCCCCTGAAATCAGCGTGTAGAGTGTACTGTCTTTCAGGAGTTGGTAAATATCGCCTTGAATCTGTTTTCCTGTCTTTGCCATTGTCTCTGTTATTTGAAATTAAATCCGAGTTGTTTCAGAATCTCTGGAACGAGGCGGTCTGCCAAGACCTCCGAACTGTCGAGAACATCATACCCCTTAGCCGAGACATAGGAGGCGTAGTTCATTCCCGCAACGACTATGAGGACGATTCCCTCGGGGAACTGTTTTACGAGGTCGAGAGCGTAACTCTTTCCGTCCCTCGAACCGTCCGCTCCGTCTTTGACGACCTCAAAACTGCTCGACTGAACGACCTCTCCGTCCACAGCGACGACATACCCGATAGAACTCCTCAAATTTCCCGTTTGGTCTTTATAGGAATTTGTCGAACGTGCTTGGTTCAGAACCTGTTCTCCGACGGCGCACAGATTATAAATCAGGGCGGACGTTATACGCTCGACCTGCTGCCCGATGAAATCGGAAATCGCTCCCTCGGGAGTAAGGTTCTTTATTGGCATAAATTCGATAGTTATTTTTTCAGAATTTCGCGTATAACGGCGTTTCTCTTTCGAGACGTGTGTTTATACTATAATCACATTTTGCGTCGAAATACGGGCTTTTCTGAGGTTAAACCAAAATCCTAATTTCACAAACGGCTGTCAAAGGCTCGACAGAGATAACAGAGAACTCTCCGACGACGTTTCCGTTCAGGTCTTTTAACCTGATTTGTTCTGCGTCGAACGGCTGCTCCTCAATCAGAACCGAATACTCGGCTCGAATGAAATGTTCACCGCTTACCCGTCCGAGTTTGTTGTACTTGTTTGCCGAGTACTGACAGGGAATCGGGTCGCCCCACGAAACGTCGGACGGCTTGGACGGATAGCCTGTTTTCGGGTCTATCTTTCCGACCGTCTTTGCTTTCGTTTCGATTGTGCCGTTTCCTATTATCATAGTCGAGAACCTTTGTAACCGTATGTTATACCAGTGAACGAGGTCTCCTCCCCGAACTCGTCGTACAGAGCGTTCGCCCTGTTCCTGAACTGCTGTCGCTGTTCGTCCGTGAACGAATACGACTGTCCACCCTGAGTGATGTTAGGGGCGAGAGAGAGCCACAGGAGGAGGTCGGCGAGGGCGAGGTTATAGGCCTTTCCACGCAGATCTGCCTGAGTTGCCTCCGATGTCAGAGACAAACCCCGTCTCTCCGCAGTCTCTACGAGAGTACGGAGAGGAACGGGATAGGCGTTTACGCTTTTCAGGGATTCGAGAATCGTTGCCATAGTTATTCAGTCGTTATTGCCACTCCTGACCGTCGGTTCGGAGATAGATGTTACGATATGCGGAATCGAATACAGGAACGGCGTCAGCCTGTCCGATTGTTACCTCTGACTGAGGCTCGACAGTTCCGTATTTCTTCACGATAGTATGAGCACGCTCGGCACGGAGAATCAGGTCGCTATTCTCTTTGAGTATGTCGTACTGAGTTGTTCCGAGACGCTCTGTCTCTGACAGAATCAGACGACGGTTCTCGAACGGGTTGCCTGATGTCTGAGAGCCGTCCGCAAATTCACGGGTGATAGTCTGGTCGATTACACGGAGCTGGAGACCGTTCAACCAAGCCTGCTTTGCGAGCATAGAGTTCACGGCGGCGAGGTCGGGCGTCTGAGAGATTCCGAGAGCGTTCGATGCGAACGACGCACATTGCTTGATAATCTGTTCGGCGGAGCAGATTCGATACAGTTCGTCGAGGTTGATGAATGCGAATTTCGGGTTCAGATTGTGTTCCTTTGCGAACTTGACAGCGGCGGCGAGGTCTCCGATAATATCGGCGGTTGCCTTGTTGTCCCAATCGACAGAGGTCTTGCGCTTCATATCCTCGTCCACGTCGTAGTCGAGGTCAAATTCGTTTGCGAACGTTGCGTTCGTTGTCGGAGTGAAATGCAGGACGCCCGCATTCGATGCGAGTTTCCAAGCGATGAACTCCAACTCGGACTGTACGCCGTTGAAACAGAAATCGACGTCCTCGCCCCAATACTGAACGAGTTTCGTTGCGTCCTCGTCCTGAGCGAAAGCGAGAGCGGTCTGATACTCTTTGATTTCGGCTCGGGTAAGGTCTCGGGAAATCGAGATGAACGGAATGTCGCCCATCGCTGTCTCGAAAATCGGACGACGCTTGCGGAGAATCGTTCCGTTATCGGTGTGCAGGTCGGCGGCGACGTTCTTTTTCTCCAGCTGATTCTGCAGGGTTTTCCACTTGAACCCGTTTACCTTTTTGACGGGGAAATGAACGCCGAACAGAAATTTAGAGGCGTCGGCGGTGTTCAGGCGAGCCTGAATCATCTGCTCGGTAAGCCCCTGAATCATAGTGTTTACGATTGTTGCCATTTTCTGAGCGGTTTTTAATAGTTAATAATTCCTTTCAGGTCGTCAGCCAAAAAGTCGGGAATAGGATTCCCGTGCGTAACGGCGATAACCCAAGCGTCGGTGTCGAGGTTGGATTTCGGGTCGATAGGCTTGCCCGTGCCGACGACTGAAAGGGCGTGATACTTCAATGCGGAGGTGTTCTCTGCTGCGGCTGCGCTCGCCTCTCCTATCTGAGAACCTTTCGAGATAGCCCCGAGAGCGGCGGAGAGCGTCAGGACGTCGTAAGCCTTGTTTGATGTGTCAATCGAGGAGATTTTCACCGCAACGCCGCCGACCTTTGCCAAGACGAAATCCCCGCTTTTGAAATTGTGCAGTTTATCGACCTTGACGGTCTTTTCGGCTGCGGCAACGTCAGCGGAGACGGTCGCTGTCTTTACGACGTGGCAGATACCGTCCACGGGTGCGCTGAGAAACGCTCCCTCTCGGAGATAATCGCCTCCGAGTTCCGAGACATTCACGGAGACGCCCCCTCGAATGTCTGCTACTTTGTGCATCAGGACACGAGGTGTGCGGGTGTCCTTGTTGCGTCTTACTGTCATACCCATAGTGCTGAGTTTTTAAGAGTGAAACAATTAGAACGGCTGCTGTCCGTCTTTAGGCATACCCTCTCGCTGCGAGATTGCCGCCTCCTGTTCTTTCGTCAGAGCGTTCTGTTGGGTTTGGCTGCCGTGAGCAGCGGGTTTTCCGAATACAGCCCCTTTCGCTGCGATTGAACCTGAAATAGTCTCGACCTCGGTCGTGATTTCGCCCAACAGGGAGTTGAAATCCTCGTCCGATAGATTCTCGATAGCGGTTCTCTCGTAAGGCTTGCGGAGTTCCTCGGGGAGTTTGCTCGTTACCTCTGAGAGTTTCTGTTTTCGGGATGCGGTTGTACGTTCGCCCTCCATTTTGGCGAGACGGTCTGTCAGCGTTTTGTTGCTGTCGATGAGTGTCTGCGCCCAAGCGGGAACGGTTTCTGTACCCCCAGCGGCGGGTGCGCCTCCTGTTCCGCCCTGTCCGCCTGTCGGAGGTGTCGGGGGCGTCTCGATTGGTTTCCCGTCTTTCAGATTGTGGTTAGCCTCGTAGTTGCGGACTGCGGTCTGAGCGGATTCGGTCGCTCGGGAATCGCCGTAACTCTCGATAACTTGCTGAATGGTAACTCCCTCGACAGCGGTCGCAACCTGTTCAGCCGATGTAACAGTCTTGCTCAATTTGTTGGCAATCCTGTTCAGAATGTCGGCACTGACCCCCTGAAATTTGGCTTTCAGTGCCTCTAAAATCTGTTGTCTGTAGTCCATTGTTTGAAAATTAACTGATTGTATTAAACAAATTACGCCACAAAGTTAGTGATAAAACCCGAAACTGTTTACAATATAATCAGAATATTTTGCTTTTTCTTCTCGAAAAATTTGGATAATCGAGATTTTTCCATATAAAACGACGATTTAGTCCGATTTCCGAGGTGTGGTAGGTTAAAATGGCTTAAAATTATCCGTTCAGTTAATTTTTTCGGATTTTTTTTCGGAAAAATGAGTTCTAATTAAAATACTTCACTTATATTTGCAACGTGATTTCAATGTAATCACTTCAGACCTCAAAAACAGTAACAAATGAACGCAACAGCAATGACATACAGCACAGCCCAAATCAACCGAGATTTCAGAATCAAAGTTTACGGTTACAACAATTCAGACGACCGCCTGAACCTCCTCGTCGGAGTAAGCGGTCTGATTCGTCTCCTCGGAGAGGAACTCGCCGACACTCTCGTAAAGAGAGCGTTCAAAAACAGTTTCTTCTCAAAGGACGGGAAAATCGTCTGCAAGCTGCGTCGAGGCTTGAAAGTAACATTCTATTCAAAATAACCTGTAAAATTCCAACGATATGAGAATCAAAAGACAGACCCCGAAAGTCTCTCGGGAACGTGCGATAGTTATCGCCTCAAACCATAACTGCGTGTCGAAAGAGGTCGCAGCGAAATACACGGATAGCGAACTGAAAGAGGTTCTCCGCCAACTCAAACTTAAACCCGCATTTTGATATGAACGACATTATCGAGGCTGCGTTCCTGTCAGGATTCGAGCCGAGGTCAGACGACCTCTCCTCCGAGGAACTCGAACAGGAGGCACAGGACTATTTGACAAATTATTCAATAACTCAATAAAACAGAAAGAAAATGGAAACTCTAACAGCAACTCCAATGACCCACCAAGAGGGTCTGAATCAGGTCGTAATCAACAAAGTACAGCGAATGATTGACGGCAAGGCAGTCGGCGTTCAGGCAACAATGGAACGCCTCGTAAACGAGGGCAAAATCGCTCAGGACTATATCGCCCCGCTCGGCGTGAACCTGAAACAGAACGACCACGCCCCCGTTATCACTTTCGACGGACAGGGAAACCGCCTGTCGATGAATATGCCCGACGGAGCGTTCTCCCTCCACGACAACGCAATCGGACAACTCGCCGACCGCCTCGGCGTTCCGCAGCGTTATCTCCGCCAACTCGCCTCGGGGGACGCTTGGGCGAGAAACCTCGCAGCAACAGTCCTGAACGAACACTCAGGCTGGACGCAGCGCAGCCGTGTCCTCGTCCGAACCGTCGGAACTCAGGTTCGAGGCGTCCTCTCCGACAGTTACCGTCGCCTGAACTCCGTCGAGATTCTGACAGCGTTCGTTCAGGAGGCAGCGTCGCAGGGAGCAGTTATCTCGGACGCCTATATGAACGATACGAAAGTATGGGCGGAAACGATTCTCCCGCAGCCTCTCGTCGTTCCGACAGCCAAGAACGGCGACGTCATTATCTTCGCAGGAGCGAGGTTCTCGACCTCCGACTATGGCGATGGGGCGGTCGATATGCGAGCGTTTCTCCTGAACGGAGCCTGCCTGAACGGAATGGTTCGGGAGAGCGTTATGAAACAGGTACACCTCGGCTCGAAACTCCCCGATACGCTCCAACTTTCGCAGCAGACGTATGAACTCGACACTCAGACGACCGTCTCAGCCGTCCGAGACCTGACCAAAGGTCTGTTCAGTCGAGATACCCTCGAACGCAAGGCATACGAGATACAGGGAGCATCAGAGATTGAGGTCGATATGGAACACGAAATCCGCCGTCTCACTCAGGGAGGCTCTCTCCTAAAACAGGAGGGAAAAGAGGTCGAGAAAATCCTGATGCGCAACGACCCCGAGGACGGAGTTCAGGGAGGCTCTACCCTTTGGAAACTCACTCAGGCAATCACGGCACACGCCCGAGAACTGTCGCCTGAACGCAGTCGAGAACTCCACGAGATTTCAGGGGCTTTGCTGAATCGAGTAAAACTCAACTAAACAGAGAGGAACAGCCCTCCGCCGCTCGATTCAGAGGACGGAGGGTTCGTTCCCTCTTTCCGTATTATAACAAGGTTATAACCCGAGCATAACCACCTTATAACACGAAATAACATAGTAAAGTAAAGGAAAGTAAAGTAAAAGAAAGGAAAATATATATAACTCTCTAACGAGAGTATGTCGGTCGCCTGAATGTTCAGGCATAAAAACAAAATCAGATATGGCACGAAAGAAATTCAAAATCAGAGCGAGAATCTCGTTCAGCGGGCGTTTCGAGGTCGAGGCGCACAGCAGACAGGAGGCAGAGGAAATCGTCGAGAAAAGCGTCGGAGCGATTCTCGGACAGGTCGAGGTTCAGGACGAACACGTCTCAGACTGGGACGTTCAGACACACGGAACGGCGGTCGTAAACAGACGAGAGGAGGGCGAGGAATGAAAGAGGACGAGAAATACGAGAGCCTGAAAGCGAAACTCCGCAAACTCGCTGCCCTCGCCGAGAGAGGCGTCGGAGGAGAGGCGGAGAACGCTCGTCGGCTTATGGAGCAGATCTGCCGAGAACACGGCGTAAGTATCGACGAGATTCTGAACGTCGAGGAGCGGAAACGGTATCGGTTTGAAATCGGTCGCCACAAAATTGATATGAAAATCTTTATGCAGTGTTATTCGAGGGTTACAGGCGAGAAAAGTATGTCGTATTATCGGGAGAGCCGCTCGGCGATTTCCGTCGAAATGACAGCCTATCAATACGCCGAGATTTTCTCCCTGTTCGAGTGGCACAAACTGAATTTCCAACGGGACGTCGAGAGCCAAATGGACATTCTGTTTCAGGCTTATTGCTCGAAACATAGGCTGTTCAGAGAACGGTCGGACGACGACCCCGACGAGGAACTGAATCTCACTCCCGAGGATATTCGCCGCCTTTGGGCGATAGCGGCTCTGAGAGAGAACCTGAACGACAATTCATACTGCAAGCTGATTGAGCGATGAACGAGAGACAGGAGTTTATTTACAGGGTGTCGTTCTCAGAACCGCCCCTGTCAGGAGACGAGAGACAGGAGTTTTTCTTTCACTCGCTATCTGCAATTTACGAGGTGTTCAGCCACGAGCAAATCGGGTGTCGGGTCTCCCGCCTTTGGAATATCGGCGTCGCACAGGGTAACGAGTATGTCGGGAGGTTCTGTCAGATAACGAAAGAGCCGATAATGCGGAAAAAGCGCAGAAACGCCCCGCAAATCGACGCAAATCCACGATGCGATAACTTACAGCAAGACGACGAGAAACGCTCTAAGAATCCGATTTCCAAGAAAATAACTTAAAAAATTTACTGAAAAAGATTTTTTGTAGAACTAAATTTGTTATAACTTTGCACACGGATTCCTGACAGCGGACGAGGCTTTCCCCTTGCGGGATGGCGTATGAAACAAGACGGTGGGATGCGGGCGGCTGACCATTCAGGAATCCATTTTTAATTTAGACGATATGAAATATTACTCAAATTACGAGGCGGACGCAGTTATCCGTGAAAACGAGAACGGCGAACGCTTTATCAAAACGATAGAGAACCTCTCAGAACTCCCAGCCTCTAAGGATAACAAAGAGGCGTGGGGTATTCCGAGTTTCGGGTATTATAATCTCCTCGAACCCATATCGAAAGAGGATTACGAGGGATTCGGCATAACGTGGGATTGGTCTCCCGAGACAGGAGACCGTCGTTCTCTCAGGAATTGAAATGGCTGTAATATTCCCGAGACTTGCGGAGGATTTCTTTCGCCTCGGGACTATCAGGGTCGAGAACTCGATACGCTTCGTAAAACTTATGCCCTAAGCCACCTTCCAAACCTGTTTCTCTGTGAATCTGATTCCAAAGTTCGTCCCCTATAACCCGTCGAGCGTCGGCGGGTTTTTCTTTTGCGTAAATCATTCTCGCCGTATTTACCTGAATCTCTGAGACCATTCCGTTCTTTGTCCTGAAATTCACGATATTGCCCGTATATCCGAGAGGCGTCCTCTGAGGTTTGAATCTCAGGATTCCGTCTGTCTTTTGGAGGTCGGCGCACACTCTCTGAATGTCAGAACGTCCTGCGACGATTGTCGTCCTTACGGCGTCTTTCAGGTCGTCGGGTGTAAACGTCGGATTCGAGCTGCGCTCCGATAGAACCTTTCTGATTATTGATTCCGCTCCCTTGAAATTTATCGGGGTACATGTCGCCCCGTAATGTCGGGCGATTGTCTCGGCGAGGTTCTGAACTTCGTCTCCTGACTGAACGGCTCTCGTTCTTGTCTCGGCGATTGCCTTATCGAGATAGAATCCGTTTAGCATTCCTTTGTTGTCCTGAATGAAATACGGGAGAGAGCGTCCCTCTTTCGCTCGTTCCTCGTTCCTCTCCGCCCAATCAGTGAACGATTTCGGGAGTTCTCGGACGCTGTTCACGCTGTCGTTAGTCGTTCCCTCTCCGTTCAGGATTCGACGGGTATCCTCGGCGATTTCCTCCTGAGTTTTCAGGATTGAGACAGCGTGGCAGCGACAATGCGGGTGCCAGCCTGTAAACTTGAAATCTTTCGGATAACGTCCTGCAAGTTCGTCGCAGATGTCGTGGAACTCGTGGGGCTTTCCGTCCCGTCCGAGGCAGGTGTGGTTGTTTGACAGGCGAACCTCGATTCCGACGACGAAATCGAACTGTTTCCACCGCTCTTGGTCTGATGTTCTGTAAGCGATATTGGTCTCCGTCGAGGCGAGCCGTCGGGCGTTCCTGTACGAGGAGCGATAGACCCCCTGCCCAGGGTGGAACTCCGACGCCCGTTTCGACAGTTGCAGGATTCCGTGTTCGTCCCGAACCCGTCGGAACAGTTTGTCGGGGTGTTTGAGGTAATCTCTCAGGTCTCGGGACATTTCCTCCGCCGAGCGTCCGCTGCGGATTCCGACGTCGAGACCGAGTTCGATTTCCTCTTTGAACTGTCTCGTATAGTTCCAAACCCTGTCAGAGAGGCTCAGACCTCCTACCCGTCGTGCTTGGAACGCAACACGGGCGGCGTCGTTCGTCGAGAAATAACGCCTGTATTGAGACTGAGAGAGCCTCCCGACGTTCTTACCGAATACTTGTCGGGCGAGTTCGCTGTTCTTGTTGTTAGAGAGCGTCCATTCGGCGTCGATTCCGTTCACGACGACGGCTTGCATCCTGTTTTTGAGGGTCTGCATAAGCCGCTCGACCCTCGTCCGAGTGGCGGGATAATCACTGAAAGAGAAAATCCCGTCGCCTCGAACAGAGCCGATTTTCGCTCCGATAGCCGCAGCCTCCCGAATAGCCTCCTGATAGATTCTGTCGATGCGGAGTTCATAGACGGACAGGTTTCGGAGGTGTTGTCTGTCGTATTTATTCTTTTTCGCCATCTCTTTTCTCGAATTGAGGACAGGCGGCGTCGGACAAGAATTTGCACCACCGCCCGTGTTCCGACTTGACGTCGTGAGGACAGCGGCAGAGAATCAGATGCCCGTCGAGAGCCTTGCTGTGCCAATCGTATGAGTGGCGACAGTCTCGGCATTTATACGGCGATTCTGTCTGTCGTTTCGCCGCCTGTCGTGGTCTTGAATATGTTTTTCCCATACGACGCCCTCCGCTATTCCGTTAAACTGAAAGCGTCGATTTTGTCCTCCTCGCTGATTTCTTTCAGGGTCTCGTCCACGTCGTCCGAGTGTCCGAACTCCTCGATACTCTCTCGCTGAGACATAATCGCCTTGCCGCCGTTCGCAGCCATAAGCATATCGACGTTTTCCTTGCGGTCTGTAATTGAGAACGGGGTAATCTGATTCTCGACCCTGAGTTCGTCGATGTCCTTGTGGTAACGCTCGGGGAGCATTGTTTTGAGGAACGCTTTCACGACGTTTACCTCCCTGTCGAAAAATTCGAGGAGACGTCCGCTCTCGTCGTGAACTTTCATTTGGGCGTCGATGAATAGTTGCTTGCGGCTCTCGCCTGACAGAGCCTGTTGCGACATTTTCTCGTAAGACCAATCTGGCAACTGCAACTGAGTAAAGAACAGGGAGCGGAGTTCGTTTACATAGAATTTCAGGTTCTCGACAGCCTGTTCCCACGTTACATACTGAGCCGTCGAGCCTTTCGGGTACTGCATAACCGCCTTGAACTCTTTGTTCTCGCTTTTCTCGTCGCCGTACTTGATAACGCTGTCTGCGAAAACGATGAAAACAGGTTTCGAGTTCTTGCGGAGATAGTTTCCGTTTCGAGATAACGCCCATTCGATTTCATAGACGATACTCTCGGCGGTGTTCTCCCAAATCGGCGTCGGGCGATAGGTGTAAATGGCGGGGATTTTCCCGACGGTAATATCCTCGTTCTCGACCTCCTCCCATTCTCCGTTTGCGTTCGAGAACTTGATGTGCTTCGTTGCGGTGTATGCGTCGAGGAACTGAACGGATTTCCTCCCGACCTTTCGGGTGTAGCCTATTGAGACGGCTGTCATATCCCCGTACTCGTCGAACAGTGGATAGATGTCGTCGCCGAGCATAGGAGAGAAATTCCGACAGCGGAGTTTCAGGGGGCTATCGAACCCGTAAATCGTGTTCCGCTGTTCGACGGCATACCACAGCGTCAGAACCTCGCATCCGCCGAATAACATATTCAGACGCTCCACGTTCACGCTGTCGATGCGGTTTCTGTCGAATATCGCCTCCATATACTTGGCGATTTCTTTCTGAGTGTCGTTCTCAGGCTTGTAAACTCGTTTGACTGGGATTCCGCAGCAGAGTTCCGTCATACGCTTGACGGCGAGGCGAGGCAGATCTACCGTTACACGGCTGACAGGCTGAACGCCGTCCTCCGTTACTTCGTCGGGGTATTTCTGTTTGTTCATTACGGGGTGTTTCGTCGGGTCGAACTGTTCCTGCAGACCTCCTCGACCGCACCATTTCGGAACGGAGATTAGTTTCTCTTTCAGGGCAGCGACTTTCTCCGCCGCCGAGAGTTCCGTCGAGTTCAAAATTTCTTCGATTGTCATACTCTTTTGCTTTTTTTGATGTTAAACCATTCGGGAGAGCCTGTTCAGGTCGATATTCTGTCCGACGGCTCGTATCGGGTAGAATGTATTTGCGAGGGCGTCGAACTTATCAGGAGAGCGTCCGAGGCGTTTTTTGATGTCGTCTTTCGGCTCGATGATGATTCGACCGTCGGAGCGAAACCACCACCGAATTTCCGTCGCCTCCTCAAAGAACTTGGAATCGGGCGGGAGCATAGCCCCTGTATTGTTTTTCGGGTTTAGCCAATCACGGACAGCCCAAAAGAGATACGCTCGGAGGTTGGCGAACCTGTATTCTCCTGTTACGTCTGTCAGTTCCCGTTCTCCTCGTTTCGTTCCCTCGGAGAACTTGCAGGAGATGAAATAGCCGCTGTCGTCGAGTTCGAGGCAACGGGAATATACGCCCGCTCCCTCTCCGATTGTGTCGATAGAGACGAGCATCTGAGGCTCTCTCCGTCGATGTGCGACGACGTCCCCTGCCACCTTCATGTGGTCGGCTGCTCCTCCTGAGTTCCGAGCGATGAACGGAGCGACCCACCGTCCCTTTCGCTCGCAGAAAACCGTGCTGTCTCGTCCCATACCCGCAACGTCCACGCCGAGGATTCGAGGCTCTTTCGAGAGAACCTCCCGACCATTGACAGCCGCCCAGCGTTCCTGTGCGAGTTCTATCCACTGAGGAGGAATCAGGACGTCGTCTCCAATCTTCGGGGACTTTCCGAGGACTTTCACTCGGAATAAATCCTCGGGGCGATACCACTGTCCCTCGAACAGGAAATCGTCGAGTTCCTCGGAGACGTCCCCCTCGGAAATAGGCGTCGCCCATTGTTCGAGTTTGTCTTTGACCCAGTCGTAATCGACCTGTCCCGTTATCACGTTGCAACGCTGGAGGACGTTCGGGGCTGTCAGGCTGTTCAGGCGGAATTTCGCCCAACGGTCTCCCTTTTGGGAGCGGGCGGCATAGCCGACAGGGGTGTTCGGGTTGAACACGATTAGAATACGGCTGTCGCCTTGCAGGTTTCCCTCGATAGCCGAGAACACGTCCTCGCCGATACCCGACGCCTCCGTTACGACAAACATAGTGTGGGCGGCGTGAAATCCCGACCACGCCTCGTGGTTGTTGTTGTCCGCCTTGAATCCTGTCAGAAACCATTCGGCGTTGTCCGTTCTGATGTCCGAGGAGTTCAGACGCCCTGGCAGAATGATTCCCCGCTGTTTCGCTCGATTGTAGAGGCGGGAGACCTCGGGGAGCATAATGTTCTTTACCTGTCGTTCTGTCGGGGCTGTTAGAGCGACTTTCGTATTCTCGACGAGTTCCCGACGGGTGTTCCAACGAGGTGTCAGATAGAGGAACGAGACAGCGGCACAGGCAGCGACGAAATCCTTACCTCTCGCCGTTCCTGATGCGACAGACGTCCTCGGGTTGAACTGAACCGATTCGAGGATAGCCCGCTGTTCACGGTCGAGGGTTACTCCGAGAGCCTCTCGGACGAATTTGTTCCAATCCGCCCTCCAAGAGTTCAGGAGTTCGACCCCTTTCCGTCTCAGTATTTCATCTTTTCTTGACATATCGGGAAATTACCTGTTTATTTGACCGCTGCTGTGTCTTGTTTTCAAAATGGATAAATTACACGTCCGAGCCTAAAAAGTCGCACAGAAAGGCTCGCAGGAGGCTAATTGGACGTTTTGTCGATGATTGTCTGCTCCGCCTCGTCCAACATACCGCTCTCCATAAGGAAAGAGGCGAACGACATAGTCCCCTGAACGTCTTTTTTCTCGGGGGCATACAGCCCGAGGAGTTTTCGACGCTCGGCGAGTTGCTGTCGGATTTCAGCGATGTAGGCTGGATTGCCGAGACCGACGACGTTCTGAGTTTTCTCCTCTACGAACAGGGTCTGCATACGGTCTCCCTGTCGGCTCTGCTGTTGTTGATTCTGTCCCGCCTGATTGTTCGGCTGTCTCTGTGGAGTTCCTTTCCGCTTTCGCTCTGTCCGCTCGTAGTCCTCTTTTGACTTTTCCCACTGTTCCCAAAGTTCCCGAACGGTCTCGTCGATTCTTTGGAGTTCGAGTTCGAGAGCGTCGTCCATATCCTCGATGCGGGATTCCCGCCACTCGTCGAGGAGGGAGCGAATATCTTTCTGAACCGTCTGTAGTGAATATGTCGGGAGGTCGAGCCGACGCATAACCTCGTCCCGTATCTTTCGGACGCTGTAACCCCGTTTGTAGAGTTGAGCGACGATTTCGAGACGGGCGAGTTTGACCTGATTCCGTTTTTTGTTCTGTGCTGCACTCATAGTGTTTTTGTCATTTTGAGAAATTCCTGATAAAATTCGAGATTACAGGAGGACAGTTCGAGATTACAGGAGGACAGTTCGATATACGTCCGACCGCACTCAGGGAACGTGTGGACTGCGAAATGGCTCTCCGATAACAGCCACAGAGCGGTATATCCCTGCGGCTCGAAATGATGTTCGAGGACGTCCAAGACGTTGAATCCTGAACGCCTGAGAATCGCATCAAACTGTCTCCTGAGTTCCGTCGGATTCGTTTCCTGAATCCACTCGGAAAAATTCCAAATCTTCGCTTGCATACTCAATCTTTTTGTAGTTCTGTTTGATGTCTTTCGGGTTTCCCTTGTAGAATACGAGGACGTTTTGGTGCATCTTGACGACCTTTCTCGTCTCCATATATCGGGCTGCACGAATAGCGGCTGTCGCCCCGATTTCTATCAGGACGATGTCGTTATACAGAATCATTCCTCCGTCTTTGAATATCTGTTTCACGTCGCCGACAAAATCGTAATATGCGCCTGTCTTTCGGTCTCGGACGTCTCCCACGCAAATCACGGCGAAACTGTTTTCTTTGAGACAGCCAATCGCCGACGTGAATGCGTTCCTGATAATTCCGATAAACTCCTCGTAGGTTCCCTGATTTGAGGCGTCGTTCGGGAGGTCTGAGTATTTTTCAAGGTCGAAATACGGAGGACAGGAAAACAGGAGGTCTTGGCTCTCGGGTTCGAGGTGTCTCCCGACGTTTTGTCCGTCGTCGTTGATATATCGTGCGGACATTCCCGCCACTCGCTCGTTGTTGAGTTGAGCCTGTTCGGGTCTGAGTTCTATTCCCGTGAACTCGTTTCCGAGATATGCAGAGACATATCCGAACACGGTATCGCCCGCAAAACAGTCGAACGTCTTGCAGCCCTCACGACCGAACCAACGGCAGACGAGTTCCGCCATAACAGGGTCGAGGATTGAGACGCCCTGAGCGACGATTTTGCCCTGTTCCCGTTCGAGTTCCTCTTGTGTGGCGTACTTCTCGACGTATTCCCTGAACGAGACGCCGAGTTCCTTTCTCTTGTGCTTCGATTTCTGATAGAGGTCTTTGTACTTCATTTCGAGCGACGTTACGAGGGTGTCGTTTCGGCTGTCGCCCATATCTCCTATCAGGGAATACCACTGTTTCTTTCTTTCCTGCCAATATCCTCGGCGGGTGTCGAGAATCGAAAACGGAGGAACGACGAACTGTTCGTTCAGGGATAGGTGGTCGTTCTTATCTCCGCCGCTTTCTCCGTCTCCTCCCTGAGAGCTGCTGTCGGAGGGTTTCTCCCACGGAATATCGAGACCCCAATCGACGAGTTCCTGTTCGTTCCACTCGTTGCCGAGCATATCCATATCCCATTCTCCATAACCAACATTGTCTTTGATAATGAACTCTCGTCGCTCCTCCTCTGAGAGTTCCGACGCCCTTACTATCTCGACGGTCGGATTTTGAACCCAATCCCGCCAATAGTTCCGCAGATTCTCTCGTTCCGCATCCGTTTTCTGTGCATACCCGCTGCATTTCCCGAGAGCGATGTTTATTTCAGCGGGGGACATTTCAGCGATAGCGGTCAGCGCACGGAGACGCATATTCCCGCCGAGGACGACGAGAGTATCGTCCGTAACGACAGGACGGAGTTTCAGCATTTTCGGGAGAATCAGAATACTCTGAATCAGTTTGTCGAACTTCTCCTGAGATATTGTTCGGGGGTTCGATGCGTTTATTTGAACCTGAGAGAGTTTTACGAGTTCTGTTTTCATTGTTTCATCGTTTTGTATTTCAGACTACAAAGGTAGCGAAATGATTACAATATAATCACATTTAGGGCAAAAAAGAGCCGTTTTCGGGGTCAAAATCGCCCGAAATAGCCGATTTTAGCAAATTCAGGGTCGCCGTTCTTAGGAGGTCGTCGGGGGTCGTTCTGAACACTCTCCAGCCCATAAGCGTGGCAGTATTGTATTTCTCGATGTCGCCGAGAAATCCCTGCGGGCGTGTGTGTCGTCCTCCCGTCCATACGCCGCCCTCGACCTCTAAGGCGATGCGGTATTCGGGGATTGCATAATCAAACCTCCACCGACGTTTCGGGTGGAACTTGAACTCCTTGACGCAATCCACATTCAGGTCTGAACGACAAAGGACGGTAAACAGGTCAGTTATTTTTTGCGCATTTCGTTTCTGTGCGCTTTTAGTTTTCTTTTGGTGTAATCCGTTATTCATAAAATTTACGTTGATTGTGGAGGCGCAAATGGCTCGTACAGGAAATCGGGGGCAGTGAACCCCCGATTCTGAGAGACGGACGCCGTCCGAGATTGTTGCCTGATGTTAGAACGGGAGGTCGTCGTCGTTCTCCGAGAACGCCTCCTGTCCGAGTGTCCCGCTTACGTTCATTGTCTGCTGCTTTACCTCAATAGCGTGGAGACCGCCGATAATGGGAACGGCTTTCTGTTCCTCGGGCGTCATAGCCTCCCGCTGTTCTTTCGGTATGTCGGGTTTGATGCAGTGAGTGTCGCTGAACTGCGGGTTTTGCATTTCGATTGCTGTCAGGTTCAGGTAACAGCCCTTTTCTCCGAGGAATATCCCGTCGCACTCATCGACAGGAATAATCAGGCAGCGTTTTGTCGCCGTCTGTCCTTTGAGGTTTCGCATAAACGCTCCTTTCAGTTTGAGGAGGTCGATTTTAATTCCGAAATTTGTTGCCATAATTTTTACGATTTTGTTTCCGATTATTGTTCATTTTATTTGCGTTCTCTGATTTTAAGCCCCTAATGTGGCTTTCTTCTTCTGCGAGGGTTCGACCTGATTCTGTGCCAAAAAATCGGTCGGACGTATCCTCTCGGGTTGAGTTTTTCCCTGTACGGAGAAAATCGCCTGTTGTGTCGGGACGGTGTGTTCAGGACTTCGATGCAGGTTCCAAGACGCTTGATAGCCTCGGTCGTTTGTTCGAGTTCCTTTCTCAGTTCTTGGAGGCTCTCTTTCAGTTTTTCAAAAAATCGCATCATATCGTTATCGTTAAAAAAGTGATAATTGAATCGGTCTGTTCTTTGCTGTGCGAGCGTATATCGGGCATCGTCCTGTGTACGGACATTGACCCGCTGCAGCTTGGAGGTGCGCTCCGTGCCATTGTTCCCAGTCTCTGACCCCGTCCTCTGTCAGGAACAGCATCAATTTCATACAGTTAAATCCTCTCTCGGGGTGTGCTTTCTGTCCGTGAATCTCGACGAGACCGTTACTCTGTGGCTGTTTCATTCCTCGACCTCCTCTCCGTTCTCCTGAACTGTCAGTTCCTCGGGGCGAGCTGGGAACCAATAAGAGGATTTGTCGAGATAGACGCAACGACCGTCCCACGGCTCGCAGAACCCGAGAATCTCCAAATTCTTGAATGTTACCCCATATTTGTTCGTGAACGAGACTATTTGTCCTTTGTGGAGGTTTCGTTCGGGATTCTGAACGACGTCTGACAGATTGTCGAAAACCCGCTCTCCTTTCCTCTTAATCATATCGAGGAACTCTTTTTTATGCCCTGTTTCCATATTTATTCTACTGTTAAATGCGTTTTGTTATACTCTTGCTCGATTTTATAGAGAATCTCGTCGAGTTGATGATTTTTGAGGAATTTTTCCCTGTCTGATTCATTTCTCGACGCACATTCATACTGAGACATATATCCACGAACCGAGGCTCTCAAAATTTCCTCTTTCGTTCTTGTTTCCCAACAATGCGGACAGACGTAAAAAACGCCCCAATCCTGACCGATATTCACGTTTTTTGCTCCTCCGACAGACCACGGAAGCCCGCATATATTACATTGACTTTCTGTCGGGTAAATTATCGAATACGCCTTAACGACAAATGGCAATCGTTTTATTTCTTCTTTGTTCATATCAATATCTGAATTTGGTAAAGTGAATAATTGCGAGAGGTTTAGAGAGGTCTGTTCCTTTGAACCAATCCGTCCAATCGGGGAGAGACAGACCGTCGTTTTCTGACAGATTATCGAGCCGAACTCTGTATCCTCGCCCGTCTATTTCAAACCCAATTATTTCGTGGGAAAATGTCAGAATTTGAACGCCGACCCCGTCCTCGGCTGACAGCCGTCGGAGTTCTTTCTGAGGGCTTCTGTATGGAACGCCCGTCCATTGTCTGACAGAGAGGACGGCTCGTCCCTCCTGAACCTCTTTCAGACGTTTTTCCCACAGAGGGAAATTCCCCCGTATCGTGTGGATTTTCTTTCCGTTCAGGAACGAACGACCGAACTCTGTTTCCTGCCCTTTTCTTTGGTGTGCCGTCGGAAACTTCTCCGACAGAATTATTACATACGTTTTCATAAATCAAATAGCGTTAATTGTTTCGGGTCGTAAATTTGTTTCTGTCTCTGAATCTCTTTCAGGAACGCTCTCGTCGAGGAGAGAACCGCCGAGGCTTTCGGCTGTCTCCCTGATTCCTCGTCGTCGTAATCGTCGGGTGTGTCGCCTCTGAGCGTCGTATATAGCCTCTTTCTCCGTCGGATAACCTCGGGAGTGGTCGTCCACAAACTGCGCTCCGTGAGAGCTGCTTTCCGAGTGGAGACCGAGGTGGATTCCGTAACACCAACGACCGTTCACGGACTGAGCCGTCTCGATGTCGAGTTCGCAGATGTTCCGTTCAATCCTGACAGGGTGGTTAGGTGTCAGGCAGACGTCGCAGATATTGAACTGAAACGACCCGACAGTCAGGACAGCCCCGCCCGAGGGATTCTCTCGGAGATACTTGCTCCACTCCTCGAACGTGAAATTCCTGTCGAGACAGCGGCAGCGGTGGTGGATTCTTTCAGTCTGTTTCATAAGTCGGCTATTTAAGTTTTCGGAGGCTTTCGTTCAGCAGCTCTATCAGTTTAGACGAACCTGTCATACTGAACGCCCTCGATTTCATTGTCTCGGATATGTCTTTACTCCAATATCCGTTATTAGCCAAATTGTTGATTTCCTGAGCGAACCCAATTAAAACCGTCCTGTTATGTTTATAGCGACGGTCTGTTCTCTCTTTGAACATTGCTCGAACCTCTGAAAACGAGGTCGGTAATTTAATTTTTATCTCTTTCATATCGCTGTTATAAGGTTGTTATTACATTGCTATAATCTTGTTATCAGAACGGACAGTCCTCCTCGTCCTCGTTTCCGCCGAACGGGAGGTCGTCGTCGAAATTGAACGTCGCCGCCTGTTCAGCCTCCTGCGCCCGTCTGAGGAGTTCTTTCTGTATGTGGTTGTCATTGTCCCAAACAGGCTCGATTCCGTTCGTGTACGGGACGTATCGACCGTTGTTCAGGTTGTATTTGAAAAGAGCCATTCCGCACTCTCCGAGGTGTCTGAATTTTACTTTCTTGACGTACACCTCGACCGTGTTGTCGAGACGGTTTCTGTGTACGACGATTCCGAAATCCGCTTTGTTGTAGAAATTCGCAGATCCGCTTATATCATAGAGGCTCGGAATCTCAGGCTCGCCGTCCTTGTTCTTCTGCATCTTCGTCGGGTGAGCCATAAGGATTATCAAAATATCGTTTATCTGAGCGAAATTCGTCAGTTTGTCGAGGAGTTCCGAGATATATTCGGTCTCGTTGAGTTTTCCTCTCGTCGATTCGAGCCTGTTATACGGGTCGATTACGAGAGCCTTGATTCCCCGTCGGCGGACGAGGTATTTTGCCCTGTCGAGAATCGTATCGACTTGGAAATTCTCCGACGGGGATATGAAATAGAAATTCTGTTCGAGGTGGTCTTTGACCTGTCTGTATTCTCCGTATGTCAGGTGTTGTTTGTCGAACTTCTTGCCCGTGAACTTCTCTATCAGTTTCGAGGCGTGATAGGCGAGAGGGGCGTTCTCAGGGCTGAAATAGGCGAACCTCCAACCGTAACGGATATTGAGCCGCTCGGCTATCTCGTCGATGAACTCGGATTTACCGCTGCCAGGGATTCCCGTTACGATACAGAGACGTTTCGTCTCGAACGACAGGAGACGGTCGAAACACTCGTGCCCGATTGTAACGCCTTTCTGCATTCCGTTCTCGAACAGGGCGTCGAGGGAGGATTCAAAATCGGAGACCGTGAAAATACCCTCCAATTTGATTTCGGGAGCGGATTCGAGACATTTCAGGAGGCTCGCTTTTCCGAACTTCTGCAGGTGTTCGTTTGCGTCCTTGCATCCCTCCCCGTATTCGAGGATTCGACAGCGTTCAGCCCCGAAACGACGGACGAGTTCGTCTCTCAGGAGGACGCCTTTTGTATCGGTGTCGGAGGCTATGAAAATCGTCTCTTTGTCGTCGAAATAGTCCTCGATATAATCGTCGAGATAGTCGAGGTTTGCGTTCGCCCCGTTCGGGACGGAGACGACGTCGTGGCGACCGCACTCATAGAACGACAGGGCGTCCATTTCGCCCTCCGTGATGATACATTCTTTCTGCCCTTTTATCCCGTCGATGTTATACGGGAGGAGTTCCGCTCCTGAACAGAGTTTGAAACATTTGTCGCCCGTCCTGAATTTCGTGTTCAGGAGGACGCCGTCTCGGTAGTAGTTGAACTGAACCGTATTCGCCTGTCCGTTCTTCTGAGGCATCCACTCCTGTCCCTCCGTTACTTTCATTTCTCGGAGCGTCTGTTCCGAGATTCCTCGGGAGGCGAACCACGCAAGGGCTTTCGCTGAAATCGGAGAGACAGGGCGGGGCGTCGGTTTCTTGTATGTCGGCTTCTGTCGCTTGATGGGGGCGTAGTTGTGCCACGGACGCTCCTCCCGTTCCCACGATTCCTTTTCGGCGGCGCAGCCTGAAAAACCGCAGTAGTGGCAATGAAACTCGCCCGTCGCAAGATTTATCGACAGGCTTTTGTCCCGTTTGTCCCGACGTTCGTCGTGGCATTGAGGGCAGAAAACCTTTTTGTTTCCCGACCTCGTTCCGAACGGGGCGGATATTCCGTATTTTTCCCAATTCAATCTCATAGCAGAATCCAATTATGCGTTTTCTCGTCCCAAGCGTGTTTCTCGGACGGACGGGGCGGAGCGTCGTTCGGGATTGTGGCTCGTCCTGAGCCGTATGTGCGGCGTCCGGTCTCCTCGTCGATTCGTTCTCCAACTCCGAGATTTACGCTCGGCAGAGAGCCTCTATTCGCCGCAGAACGAGAGCCTCGGTCGTTGTCGTAGTTGCCCTCGACTATTTTCAGCCAATTTTTCGAGTTCTCGAAAACCCAGTCGAACGACGCCGTCCAGCCTGAGTTGTTTCCTCCGCAGAGGAATTTCGACGCCTGAATCCTCTCGAATATCTCCTGACAGACGGATAGCCAACGGCTACTGTCGTCCGAGAACTCGGCGAGGCGGAGGCGTATTTTCTGCCGCCTGTTGTCGTTGAGAGACTTGATTTTCGGGAGAGAGGAACAGACAGAGTTCCACAGGGCGACTATATCCTGATAAGGATATTCTATTTTCTTTCCTTTACTCTCCTTTCCTTTAGTTTCCTTTTCTTTGCTATCCTGAGTTATAACCTCCTTATTCGTGGTTATATCCTCGTTAGCGTTATTCCAGCGGCTCGCCATTCCTTTTTTGCCCGCCTGAGATAGTTTCGAGCGACGTTCCAAGAGTTGAGCGAAACGGCGTTTATGCGCAGCAGAGAACAGGACTGTGCCGTCCTCTGACATTTGGAGGAGGTCGATTCGACAGGCGTATTCGACGATTTCTGTCAGTTCATCGACCGAGAGTTCATAGTCAGCGGCGAGGAGTTCCCGATTCACTTCTCGGAAATCCAACTCGAAATTTTCGCTGTCCGTCAGGGTTTCGAGGATATAGTTCCACACTGCATATCCCGTGTGGCTGAACCGTCTCCTCAGTGCTTTTACCTTGACGTCGTTTCTCATATCGGCGTCGTGGCTGAAATACTCGGCTGAATTATTCTTTGGTCGTCCCATAATTACCTCCTGTTCTACATTGTTGCTAAGATTGATTGTCGGAGTTTCTCGTTTCGGGCATTCCAATCGAACGAACGTATCATCCATTGACGATAATTCAGAGGAATATTTGCGATGCGCTCTCCCTGATATTTGCCGAACGGCATAACCTCGATAGGGTCGACTTTTTGGGCGTCTATCGCCTGAGTGTCCTCCCGACTGTATTTCCCGATGTCGTGAATCGGTATGCCTGACAGGAGGCGTCCTCCTGTTCCGAACATTCTCCACAGACGACCTTTCTCGAAAATGATGTCCTCGACCCGTCCGAACCTCTCGACGTTTCCTCCGAGGTCTGAAATAAGACAGTCTCGTTTCTCGGGGTCGATTCGAGTTCCTCGTCCGATAATCTGATAATACAGGGCGATTGAGGCTGTCGAGATTCCGAGGACGATACAGTCTATCCCCGTAAAGTCAAAACCCGTCGAGAGAACTCGGACGTTAAACAGAACCCGTATCTCTCCCGAGCGAAATCTGGCGACGGTTTGTTCTCTTTCCCGTTTGTCCTGCTCGCCGTATATAACTCCTGAGTTCGGGTATCTCTGAGACAGGTCGATAGCGTCCTGAACGGACGGAACGAACGCAAGGACGTGTTTTCTCTCGGGGTGTTTGTCGAGTGTCTCGACGATTCCCTGAGTTCCTCCGTTTGCGTCGTATGCCCGTTGAACACTGTCCTCCGTGTACTCTGATTTTGAGGAGTTGAAAACGAGGAGACTGTCGTCGAACGATGCGGTCTCATACAGTAGCGGAGACCAAAATCCGAGACGAACCATTTCCTGAACCTGTCCGACGTGGATAATGTCTTTATAGAAATTTCCTTTCTTGGAACGGCTCGTCAGCATAACGAGTTTTGAGAACGTCTGTCCGTCCCTATCCCTGTTCGTCTGTAACTTGACAGGTGTTGCCGTTATCCCGAGGACGTGTGTAATTCCGCTGTCTTTCAAAAATCGCCCGAGCATACTGTCAGCCTCTCGGGGATATAGATGTGCCTCGTCGATTAGCATTTTCGAGAATCCGTATCGTTTGAACGTCTCCCCGAGGTTCTTGATAGAACCGATTGTGGCGTATGTTATTTGAGCGATTTCCTTTCGTCCGAACGATGCGGAATAAATTCCAGCATTTGTCCCGAAATCCCCGCATAGATTCATATACTTGCAGTAGTTTTGTTCGAGGAGTTCTTTCGATGGCTGGAGAACCAAGAGCCTGTCAGTGGTATTTTTTGCGACGAACGCTGTCAGGATTGATTTTCCCCACGCCGTCGGGAGAACTATCAGGCTCGGTTTCGGCTTTTCCTCCTGAAAAAACTGAATCGCTTTCGCTATCGGTTCAGACTGATTTTCCCTTAGTGTAATCATATCAAAAGAAAAAATCCCCGTGATTAGGGCTAACCACGCTAAACAGCAACGTCGGGACGTCTTTCGGCTGACCCACCCATACACGGAGATTTATATTTTTATCTGTTATCATTCTGTTATAATTTGGTTATTGCAAAGTTATAACGATTATATCGTAATCACTTTGTTTTGCGAGAAAATTTTAACTGTTCAGGTAATTCGGAGGCTGAAACAGGCTGTTTCGATTCCAGCGTTTTCGACAGTTTTCGGGCGAGACGTTTCGTGTTGAAAATCCGTGTATTGTCTCCCTCCAATGTCTGACATAGGAGGTCGAGGTATCGGACGATGTCGTCCCGCTGCTTGTTGGATATGGTTATCATACTGCGAAATCATTATCTGAACAGGATATTCGTTTATTTGAGGAGGAATCGTCTCGCACCCTGACTTGGAACAGTAAACTCCCGAGCGAGGTCAGGATGTGCAGCCTGAAACGCTTTGGCGTCGAACTTCGTCGAGGCTTTAGGGGCTTTCCATGTTGCGATTGTCTGTCCTCCGAACGACAACCCCTCGGCGTCTCCAAATGCGAGTTTGATTTTCTCCTCCAATTCTGTCTTATGGGCGTCGAGAGAGTCGATTTCCTGTCGGATTTCTTTGAGCGATTTGTATGCGTCGAAAATCTCCTCTGTGGTCTCGATAATCTTTCCGTCGGTGTGGCGGTTGTATTTCAGGAGAACGTCGCTTACGTTCGTCGCTGCGGGTTCCTGCCGTCCCTGAATGTTATCGACCCAAAAACGCTCGACCTCAGAAATCAGCCAGCCGAAAAACTCAGGGTCGAGGGCGATGTCCTTGTAACCAAACTCCCGACCTGAGCAGAGCCAAGCGAGAGAGCCGAACGAGAGACCTGCAACTCCGAGTTGATACTGAACCTGACAGAACCAATGCTTTGGAATGTCGTCGGCGTCGATTGACATTTGGGTCGTCTTACATTCGAGAATACCTTTGTCGTTCGGAGAACGGCTTTCCCCAAGCCAAAATGTTCTGTCGGGAGAGACCTGCAGGAACGGACGCTCGTCGTCTCGAATTATCCAATCTATTGCACTGCGTTTGATGATGTCTCGACCCGTTTCGTCGTGCCAAAACTGAGCGACGGCATCCTCCAAATAGTGTCCCGCTTTCATAGCGAAATTCTCCTGTTTCGGAGCGTCGAGACCTATTTTGCGTCTCCATAACTGATACGGGGTTTCCCACGGGTTCAGACCGATAATCGTTGCAACTTCGGACGAACCGATTCCTGATTCTCTCACTTTGAGCCATTCGGCTCTGTCTTTTGGACGTATTACTGTGTTACTCATTGTTTTGATGATTTTAATTGGTTCAATAATTTGCGGAGACCTCGTCCGTCTTTGATTGTCGCTCCTGTTGCCCATCCGCTATAAGGGAAAAATTTCACGATTTTCCCTCTATGGGAGAATCTGAGTTCGTTCCCGTCGTGTTCGGATACTTCATATCCAAGAGCGGATATTTGCTCTTTGGCGTATTCCATTCTAAGCGGTTCGAGTTGTGTCTGTCGCTCAATATCCAACCTTGCCATTTTTCTGTTATTTTGATTAAATTTCGTTTTTACGGGGAGTTCAGGAGGGCGACAGAGAGTTACCCCCCTGAACGGTTTATTGGCGTCGTATCAGGCGGAAATCAGCCCATATTCCGATGAATTGTTTTCCGCAGTACGAGGCGAGTTCGCTGCTCTTTAAGCAAAGGCGAGAGCCGATGACCGCATTCGCACCCGAGGGGGCGCTAAGCGAGTCCGCATAGGCGAAACCCGCATATCCTGTTGCATAGTCGCCTGTCTGCATCATACGCCGTTCCTTTCGCTCGTCCTCGTCCATATTGTCGATTTCGTCCTGAGTGTAGAGCCAGTGCCACGGATAGTAGAGAATTTCGTCCTCTTTGAGTTCAGGCGTCCAGCCCTCGTTCAGGGCGGCGACGATGATTCGGAGTTTCAGGTAAGCCTCGATGTCTCCCGAGCATTCGTCGATGTCCTCGACGGCTCTGTATGCGACGACGAACGGATGCTCCTCGCCGAGTTCCTGACAGGCGTCCTCGAACGTCTTGATTCGCTCTGTAACGTCTTTTGGCTTGAACGTCTCCTCCCCAAAGAGAGATTCGAGAACTTTCATTGTGCTGTCTGCACCCGCTTTTCGGGCTGTCTCGTAAGCGGCGAGAACATTTTCTTTTTTGATTTCCATAAACTTATTTTTTAGATGATTTCTTAGACTTGATTACCTCTCCTGTGTTCGGGTCGATTTCCTCGACTTCTGTAACCTCTACTGTGGCGGCTGCTACCGTTGAACGGGCGATAGCGGCGGCGGCTCTGTCCTGAGCGGTCTCGGTTTTCTTCTCGGCTGCTGCCTGTGCTTTCGCCTCCTTTTCGGGGTTGATAAACGTCTCCTGAACGGTCGTCGTTCCCTCCTTGATTGCGTTCGCCGTGGCTCGCAGCTCGAAAATCTTCTGTTTGTCGATTTCGTCGAGAGACTTGACGCCGAGATAGAGGAAAATCTGCTCCTGAGTTACGCCGAGTTTCTTGAAATATGCGAGGACGTTCTGTCTGCTCGTTTCGAGGTCTATCGACTGACCGAGGGCGACGTTCTTTACCTCGTTTATGATTTTCTTTGTTACCGCTTTCGGGATAACCGACAGGACGGCGTTTCTGAATGCTATTGCGGATGCTGCGTTACCCGTAACGATTTGCATATCCTGAGAATATGTAAATCCCTTTTTCGTCATAATCGAGCGGGAGACCTCCTTGCAGACGGCGACGTTCGATTCGAGGTCGTGGCACATTGCCTGAGCGGTTATCATGCGCCCGTCATTCCCGACGATTCGGGTCTGAATGCGGAGGTTTCCCCATGCCGAGGCTATAATCTCAGCCATACGGACGGACAGTCCCTCGATAACGGAATCGTTCCCGTCCTTATCCTTTCGGCGGAGGACGTAGAAACAGTCCTCGGCGGTCTCTTTGTCCATTGTCGCATAGGTGGCGATAGTGTTCAGGACACGGGGCAGGTCTCGTGGATACTGCTTTGCGGTCGAGATTTGAATATCGACCTCTGCTCGGTTGATTGCGGAGATTACCTCTGCCTGTTTGATTTCGATAATTTCGTTTTCCATAAAACTCTGTTATTTAGTTATGCCCTCTGACTGCTTCGGGCTTTGCATTTCGTGATAATAAACTTTGAATTTCCGACCGTCGGGGGCTTTCTCCCAATAGTCTTTGATTTGGAATCCCTCGTCTCTCAGTTCGGAGACGACCTTTCGGAAATCTACGGTATGTCCGATTTGATTTCCTGTCAGCGTCGTTAAACGCTCGCCCCGCTCGAACGCCTGTTTTATCAGGAGTTTCGGGGACTTCGTGTCTGATTGTTCCATAATTACCTCCTACCTCCTTTTGTGTCGAATGATTTGTTCAGCCTTTCTCTCGATTTCCTCGTTCGCCTGAACTCGGTGTTCGAGCATCCATTCTTCCAACTCCGATTTTTTGAAATAGAGTTTTCGGTCTTTCTTGTAATGTGGGATTTGTTTTGCGCTCGTCAGCCTGTAAAGATGTTGAACGCTGAATCCTGTAAAAATCGCCGCCTCCTCGACGAGGAGAACAGGTTTAGCCGCTATCAGAGATAGACGCTCGATTCTGTCGAGTTTGTCTGTCATTTCTTGTTGAAATTCCTGTCCCATAATCTCAGATATTTTCGTCCTCGTCGTTCTCCTCGAAATCAATCTCAGAGAACAGCCCGATTTTGTTTAGATACTTACCCGTGAATACACAGGCGACCAAAACCGCCATAGCAACCGACTTTATAGCCAGCCAGCGTCCGAACGGGAGAGGAGTGCTCGGGTCGTCGTCGCCTGCAACGAGCATAAATGCAAAGAACCCTATCCCGAACAGGAAGTAGAGCAGTGAATACTGTCTGACCTTTTTCCAATTCACTTTCATAGCGTTTCCGATTTAAGATTCAATAATTCAGAGCGAACTCCAACCTCTATGATTTCCTGATACTTTCTCAGGAGACGGACGAGACGCCTATTCTCCCCGTTCAGTGCTTTGTTTGAGGTTTCAAGTGCCTTGATATACTGTTCGTCCGATTTGTTGTCCCGAGAGACGGACGGACGAGACGGAACGTCAATTTCAGGAAACGAGATACGAACCTCGACGGAGGAACGCTCGACGGTCTTTCTGACAGAACGTCCCGAGTTATTCTCCTCGGTCGTTTCAGTCCGTCTCGCTCTACGTTCCCAATATGCGTCCACGTACTTTTTGTTGTACTTATATTTTGCTCTTTGAGCCTCGGGAGACAGTTTACTCATTTCTTGCCCTCCTCTGCTTTCAGACGTTTCTCAACACGCTTGCGGATAACATAGATAGTCCCTCCTGAATGAATGTTATATTTCTTCATCAGGTGTTCAGTTACGAGAGTACGGCTCTGTCCCTCGACGGCGACGAGTTTGTTCCATTCGTCGTAAATAGCCAAATCCCGCTTTTCCCGCTCGGTTTGGCATTCGGTCTTGAATACAGGTGTCTGTTCCATAATCGTATAATTTTGTTAATGTTAAATTTCCGATTTTACTTATTGGTTTATTTCCGATTTTAGTTCTTATTTCGTAACTTTGTACGCAGTTAAAACCGTTATCGGTTGCAAATATAAACAAAGTTTGGATTTTAGAAAAATAAATCCGATAAAAGTTACGATTTTATATATTTTTAACGATATGGACGACGTGTTAAGACGACTTAAACGAGCAATTAACTGGCTGATATTTCAGGAGGTTGCGGAGAACGAGACCGAACTTGCTGAGAAACTCGGTTACAGGAAATCCTCGTTCTCTCAGATAGTGAATGGCAAGGTTCCATTGGCTGAAAAGTTCATAAATCGCCTCTGCTCGCTTGATGAAAATATAAACGGAGTTTGGATTTTAACAGGAGAGGGAGACCTGCTTATTTCAGGGGAAAATAATAACCCGAACGGGCAAAATGGGGTGTTTGTCCCCGAGAACGTGTGGTCGGTTATTCAGGCACAGGCACAGAGCCTGTCAGCCCGAGACAAACAGATAGACGACCTGATTTCGCTCCTGAAATCTCAACTCGCAGAAAAAGAAAAAACAGTTGCCCGACGGGACGACGCTGCAACCTCTGCCGCTGTCGGATAATCGGGTTCGGAAACTTTCAGAGAATAATTCCAAAGTATTAATGATATGAACAAACATTCTTTAGCAATCGCATTTGCCCTTATCGGAGCGGGTGTCGGCGGATATATTTCCGCATCGAGCGGGAGTTTCCTCCCTGTAATATACGGTCTCTGCGGAGGCTGTTTCGTTGGGTATTTTGTTTCGGGTCTCCTCGGAGCGAAAAGCACTCTACTTCAAAAAGACTTTCAGAAACTCGGAGACCTGAGAGGAAAAACGCTTGACGAGATTGTCTCGGTTGTTGGAAATTTCAGTTCTGAGAAATCCTGTAACATAACTGACAGGAATAACGAGCAGGGAAAAATCTATACTTGGACGTCCGACAAATACGAAATCGCCCTCCTGTTCGGGAGCGACGGACGCTGTATCGGTGTAAATAAAGAAACGAGAAT